AAATCGCTACTTGTTCCATCCCGAAGGCACGCATTCCGGCTCGAATGAGCGGGCGCACATCATCTTGGCTGAGATACATGATGAATGCACCTTGGACGCCATCTTGTCCTGCTTGCATTTCTTCTCCTTCTTTGGGCGCAGTTTGGGCGCTACAGCTCGGACCAGTGGTGGAATAAATCCGCTCCAAACGCGCCGCGCTTCAGCTTGACTGTGCCGGTGTCCGGCACGCGCCGTCCATCACTGTACGCGTAGAAGTTCACCGCCAAATTATAGTCCTGGCCTTTTGGTGGAATAATAGCCTCGTCGGCCAGGGTGGTGATGTTACCCATGAACCCCTCCGCCACGTCATTGGTGTGTGGGGTTGAGCCTTTGAGGACAGCCTCGATCTGCGCGATCACCGCGTACGGCTGCTGCTCCCGCTTCAGGATTACGGTGAACCGCTTCGGGTCGCGGCGCAGACGGACGGCCAACTCGCGATCACGGTGCTGCGGGTCGGACAGTAGAGCCCGAACCTCCGGGATCACCATCTGCCATTTCAGCGCAGGGTAGCCCTCCGGTCGGTCGGGTTTTGGATTCTTGATCATGTCGGCCACGGCGTGCTTCAACACCCGCAGCAACTCTTTCTCAGTTTCTGTAAACGACATGGATTAATTACCGCATAGACGGCAAGAAAAGTCAAACGCTTGGAGACGTGATGTAGGCTATACGTTTTTCGCGTACTCGTAGGAAACCTGATACTTGTACAAGTTGTACAAGTATCGAATGTGATTACGTCACGTGACGTTTTAGACATTTGGCGTATCTGTCCTGATACAGGTAGGAATTTTAAAAGAAATGATTTTCGTTTTATTTTCATCTGTGACCTAAGACACGTCCAAGACTATAGCCCGTCTTGTGGTCTGTGTCACAAACGACGTGGTGGACCTAGACACTACGTGTCTGGTCCTTAAATTTAATGTGCTTCATGATTTTTACCTATCTTTTCGATGGTCTGTATCTGTCTCTATGTCAGCTGTTCCATTTCGGAACTGATGTAAGTATATGTATATAGATAATAAGTGTCAAACATACAGGTCAAGATAGGTTTTTACGCGCGCTTATACGTGCGTGCGTGCGTGGACACTGACACCTTAGGTGTCGTGTCGTGCAGCCCTAGCTGATGGGGTTAAGGTGGGCCAAAACAGCACGCTTTTTGGCGCTCAAAAACACGCTTTAACCAGGGGGTTTGACAAACATTGATGGAATGCGTAGATTGATTCTTGTCAGCGAAACGCCGAACCCCCGATAGCCGCCAAATGCGGCAGAAAGTGAGACCTGCAAATGTACCAGGTAACCAGCATCGAAGCAAGTATAACTGAATCGCAAGGGCTGTACGACGAACCGCAAGGAATCGAAACCAATGGCCAATGGTCTAAAGTCGCCGAAAACTACTACGGGGATATTTTAGTAGCGTCCTATGACGGGGCTTTGTATAAAGCCCAAATTGAAGAATGCAGCACCCCAATTGATTACATTTTCCCTGACCCGTCATGGCTCACCGTTGCCGTTGTGGATCGTGGAGAAGTGCGCATGAGCAACGACGACAAGGCACGGCACATTGTGGATTTAGTGGAAGATGAAACCCTGCAAGTGGGGGTAGAGAATGGCGAAATCGCCGTTTTCTACCAGGGGCCACAAGGGTGGTATCGTGCTGAAAGCTTGGAAGATGCAGCGGATAAGCTAACAACACGCTACGGTGTGGTGCTTTACATCAGCGATCCCGCTTGTAGTGATGAAGCATGGGAGAAAATCCACAATGAGTACCAGGCGTGGGCTGACGGCTACATCTGGCGTATCTCGCGCGCCACTGACGTAGCAATAGGCGAAGCCGTGACGCATTTCACCATCAGCGATGAAGCCCTTGAACTGATCGAATGGGAGCACGAAGTAGGCGGCGTAATCTTCACCCCTGACTCTAGCGGGTGGAATGAGCCAGATTTGCCCGTGCAAGAACTACTCTAACCAGCATAAATAAGTGGAATACCCCCTTAAAGGGGGTAGCCCTTAGTCTTTCACTTGACACCGTAGAGCTTAAGGAATATAGTGTTAGGTAGATGGTCAAAGGGACCAGGAAGCCGCGTAAAGCGGGAGTCGTAGACCTGAAAGGGGCCGAAAATGCAAATCGTATTCAACGTCGAAAAAGAAATTGAGTCGCGTGGCTGGTCTGAAGCGTGGTATGAGCTGGAAGACGTCACAAAAAACGTAGCTAGAAGCCTACAGCACGAACTATGGCGCGCATACCCCGAACTTGGCGGTCAAATCGCACAGCCCGCTGTTGAGTCTGATGGGGAGAACGTCACCGTCGAAACCGCTCATGGTGAGATTGAGGACGCGGTACGCGAGACTTTCGAACAGGTGTTGCTGGAAACCCTTTCCGCGTCGTACCCTGAATACTTTTTCGACGAAACCGCGGGTGGGTTGGCAGACGATATTGTTTTCGGTGAAAATGGTGAAATCGATCGATGGACTGACAGCACGCATGAGCGACTGCTGGAACTTGGCGTAGAGTGGTCTGGTCTACCCGCTGACGCGGAATACGTGACCGACACGGAATTTCAGCGAGTTGTTGGCCAGGTGCTAATTGAGCTGGAGGACACGCTAACCGATTTTCGGGTGGAGAACCAGAACCCGCTCTTAGGCGTTGAGGATTTGATGAATGAGGGCTACTACCTTGACCTTGCGGAATCAGTGTCGATCAATGGCTTTGATTGTGATGGAGAAGACGCGCGCAAAGTTTCGGACTTGATCGACGATCTGGAGGAAAACCCTCATATTGGCTTAGGTTCGGACGAAATTCACGACGCCATGCTGAAAAGTGATGAAAGCGGGTTGGTGCATATCGCGCGCAAACTGGAGGGAATAGGGCTGTACGACGTTGCGGAAGTGGTGCAGGAATGCATCAATGAGTACTCTAAGATTTTCCGGCCAGACCTTGCGGAAGAATGGTCTGACGTGGCTAAAGCCACCAGTGAGGCGCTAGAGCAGTTGGTAAGCGATATTGAGGATGGAGGTAGCCCGCTGGACTACCTGTACCAGGAAGCGCAAAACGCCTGCATCTACTACACGGACGTGGTAGGAATTATTAGTGCTATCGGGTTCAGTGAGCTAGAAGATTTGGTAGACGAACCACAAATAGCCTTTGAGGCTGCTGGGGGTGATGAACCTAGCTTGTCGATGGTCTTCACCCGGTTGGCCGCAATGGCGCTTGAACGCCTCACCGTCACCTACGCTGTGGAGGCTTTGAGCGCTTTGGCTAGGGAACTAGAGCAGTAAGGGTGCCACCCCTTAAAAGGGGTGCCCCTTGGGGCTTGACTTGCATCATGGAGCTGTGGGAGTTATGATGTAGGTACAAGCTCAAAGGGAGCGAAACCGCGAAAAGCGGTTGAGAATTTAACCGAAAGGGTTTTGAGTTCAAATGTTCGATCTTATTATGTTTTTCATCCAGATGGTCACCACGCACGATTACGTGCCAGTGATGGACGTGTGGGGATTTGGGGAAGACTCCGGCATCGTTGACGTGGCCATGTCCGTATCGGAATCGGTTTTCGGCCTGTACTCGCCCGTACGCTAGGGAAAAGGTAAAGGGTGAACGTGATGAAAGACACTGAACGAAACAAGGGTCTGGCAAGCCGCCTATACTACAAAGCGGAATCCATTTGGTCCGATTTTCAAGCCAACCACTGCATCGACCCAGCAGGCTGGTACGACGGCACGTCAATAGAGCGGGAAGACGCGTTATTTTTCTTCCCCGTTGTGTCTGCTGATTTTGACTGGTCCGACGCAGAAGCGCGTGAGGAAGCCATGAGTGACATGGACTATGTGATTAGTGTGTCGCACGACACGATCCTTGACACGGTACAGGAATGGTACGCCCAAGCCGACAGCGATGGACTAGGGAGGTTCGTGGTCAACGAACTGGTGGCGGAATACCTGCCGCAGATGCTGACGCGAGAAAGCGCGCTGTGTGAGTACAGGGGCAAAATGATCGATATTTTGGCCGAAGCCGCGCGTACCCAGTGGGATAGGTGAGGCTGATGTATCAGGGCATGACCGAAGCAATGAAAAACACGTGGTTAGGTGAGCTGCAAAGCATCGAAAGCGGGTTTTGCTACGAATTTCGGTTCGACTACGACGAAAACCTTGTTTGGGAGAAAGACTACATCTACGAAAACCTGTTCGCACCCATCGTGTGGGAGTTTTTCAGCTGGAGTTCCAGCGCGATACAAGTGTGGCTGGAAGACTTACGTGACGTGTCCTATAGTGCAGAAGACGCGGGGTGGACCGTGGATAGCGTGATGGAGTTCGAATCGCGCGTCGAAATGCTAGCCGAAAAGGCTTTGGAAGAATCGAAAACGTACAGGATTGAGTGGGAGGATTAAGGAAAATGTGGAATGACGTTGTAGGCGAGGTCGCCCAAACGGAATGGGTGTTCGATATGGACGGCTATACGTGGGTTGGCGACATGCTGGTGTATGAGGAAGATTTGATGGAGGAAATGGAGCTAGGGCTGATGGTGATGTAGAACACAAATACGTTGTGGGGTTCGGGGTTGACGTTTAACGGGGTACGCGCTAAGATTAGGGTGTACCCCAAAGACACAGGATGTTTGGGCAGAGAGACGTAGAAAGATGGAGGGGTCGAAATGACCTATTTGCAGGACACAGATTTTCACGACACGGCATACGCTGTGGAAGTAGACAAGTATGCAACCTTGTACCGTATCGAACCAGCCAGGGGCACGGAAAATTTCCACGAAATGGAGCGCGTGTACTTGCGGGGACACCAAGTAGCTTTCGCGGGGCTTATCGCCGATGGTGAAGTTGGACAATGGGAGCACCAAGGGGGCGACTTTGAGGCTGACGGTGGCGAAATGTGGGCCATTGTCGATGTTGAGGGTGGCGCAGAGACGGCCCCGTTCAGGGTTGCTAGCAAAGCGGACGCCCAAAAACGTTTCGGTGATGAACTACAGGGTGTGGTGTCGTTTGGTGACGTGCGTGTCGAAGTGAAGCGGGTGGCATTGGCTATCGCGTGTGACATAGTGCTGATCGTAGGTAGGTGGGAGACTCTAAGGACAGATGTAGAGTACACTCATGGCCTTGTGTGTGCCGTGAAATATGGAGATGGCTTCATCGACTACAGTGATGAAGTGGATTTGTCACTAGAACAATTGTTCAAGGAAAACAGCAAACGCCTTGTACGTAGTGGCCGTGTCGTAGGTGTCGATGGTCTGAAAATCGTTGAGGAGGCGTAGGGACATGAACAAGCGGATTTATGCGAGTGGTTCACTACAGGGATTCAATGTGGTGACCCACTTGTACCCTACCAGCGAGGGTAGCAAGGGGTTCTGTGGCGGGGGTTCTATGGACCACGTGTGCATGTCCTACAATGACGGCGGCCTTAGCTGGTACGCACCAACCGGTGCACGCTGGTATGAGGTGGTGTATTGCGCTGGTGATGGTGACGGTACATATGAGGGGGTTGTATGTAGGGGGGTTCATAGCAGGGGTACGCGTGAGGATAACGTTGTAGGCCATATCGGTATCGGTAATGATATTGATAGTGGTTGCGATGGTGACATTGTTGACCGTGTGATAATGGAGTGGCGCGTGCTGATGGGGTCGATGCAGGACATGGAGTAATGAGACGATAAAGAAAACACAAGAAGAAGCTTAGAGAAAGATAAGAAAGGTTCAAGGTGAAGCTATGAGTGGCGCACTTTGGTTTGGTGTTGTGGTGCTAGTTTCAGTTGTGGTGTCGGGATCGATGGGGATAATTCTTAAGGCGATCTTGGCTGATTCTAAGGATTCTGTAAGGAATGAGGGTATCGAAAAGTCACGTGACGAAAAGAACGAGGCAGTTAAGGGTGAGAATCGGGGGAACAGCGGCACCATCATTTTCGATGGTGGAGTGGTGAGCGCGGAATACTTTCGCGGCTACCTAGACGGCCACCGTGACGGTTCGGGACGCAATGACGACGCGCTAGGCATGGTGGCGCTGCAGCAAAGGTGCAGGGACGGATACTATTCACGGTGACGCATGAGATGCGTCGAACCCCTCCAATCTGGAGGGGTTATTTTTGTGCGTGTTATAATCACGGTAGAGGCAGGGGGAGGGGTACCCCCTCCCAGGTGCATTTCCGCAGGTCGGGCCGGTGCTGCACTTTAGAGTCTGCGATAGTTCAGAAAACCGGCTTAGGTACACATCCCCAAAACCCCTGCTTATACTGAAAGATTGCACACATTGTGCAATTTTGCACTCGGTACGAAAAATTTCACACACTCTGCAATTTTGCACTCAGTGTGCAACTTAGTTCGTGTCAAATCGACACGAACTCGAACCTTAAGGAAGTCTGAAATGGCACGTGGAGGCGCACGCAAGGCTGGCGGCCCGTCCAAAAAAGGCGCGAAGGCCGCCGTCAAGATACTCACCCCCGTCGACGCTACCCCGAGCGACATCCCTCCGCTTCCGGACTACCACGACTACTTCATCCCGCTCGCAGACAAAGACGACCCCGCGGATGGCGAGTGGTTCAAGGCGGTGCAGGACTGGTGGGACTCTATCTGGCTGTCTCCCATGACCCGTGAGTGGCTGGCCAGCGACATCCACACCCTGTACCAGGCGGCCGCGCTTCTGCAGGAGTCCCTGAACCCGTTTTACAAGCTCGGGGACCGCATCAAGGCGCAGAAGGCGCATCAGGAGATTCTCAAAATGTACGGCCTAACCCCCTTAGCCCGTGAGCAACTCCGCTGGTCTGTTGCGCAGGGTGAGGCCGCCGCGACAAGAACCAACCAGCTCAGAGCCGCCGCTCCTACTAAAATCTCCGCCAAGGTTGTGCGCGACGAGATGCAGGCGCTATACTCTAGGCACACCGGCACCATAGATGCCGAAATCCTGGGTTGACATCACCCCCGTCACCCCACCAGAACACCCCGGACGCCGCCTGCAACCACTACAAAACAGCGCGCCGGGGTTTAAAAATTGACATCAGACCGCTCTTAGGCTACAATCAGTCTTGCTGGGATTGATTACCCTAGTACCTTTGTTATGGTAAGAATCACTTGCGTGCTTCTTATTGAACCCCCGGCACGGGCACTTTGGCCGGGGGTTTTCTTGACCCGTGTTACAATGAAGACGTAAAGGCGGACACCTTGCTCACCCTCAGTAAGGCTTACCGCCGAGGCTTCCCGGCCTCACTAAACTTCTAAACATGCGGCCTGGCCCTCGTAAGGACTTCTTGTCCCCAAGACAGCCAGGACCGGACCCCCAGGAGGGCTGCGGCGCCTGGGGGTCGTTAAGGCAAAACAAAAACCCGGCCGATATGCCGGGTCTCTGTTCCTCTAGAACCTTCTTCCTTTATACACTCTCGGCTCGCCAAACGCAAACCCCGGCAAAAACAACCATATTCGCCGTTTAAAGGCACATAAACGCCAAGCAAACCACCCTCTAGAGTTGACAGTTCCTCCTCCTCCTGCTAAACTCGTCTTCGAGCACAAAAAGTGCCCACCAGAACCAAAGTCCAGAGGAGGACTGCACATGAAAACACTCAGGTACACAGAAAACGAGTACGTGGAGGCCACTAAAAAAATTTGGCGCAAGCTCCCAGATGAATTCAAGGCCTTCAACCTACCCAGAGACGAAGAAGGCTACATCATTGGCGGAGTCGTCGACGATGATTCCATCGTTGAACCAGGAGCAGTCATCGTTGGGTCAAACATCAAAGGCGGCACCCTGATTGAGGAAGGCGCCATTGTCATTGGCTCCACCGTCAACGCAGGCTACGTCGGCGTAGAATCCTTCATCCTAAGTTCGGAACTCGAATATTCAACTGTCTACCAGGAAACCAAGGTTGAAAACAGTTGGCTGTGCAAGTCCACTGTGGACCGCTACATCCCCGTCATAGGCTCCGTGTTGGAGAAAACACTCGTGACCGGCGCAACCTCGCGCATCAGTCGGTCTTTCCTGTCGGGATGCGACCTGCACCGAACCCGCCTAGACAAAACCCTGGCCGCGAACACACGAATCGGTTCTCTGCAGCAGCCGGACAAAAACTTCGCTGTTTTCACTAACTGCGTCATGGCGTACGCCACCATCACCTGCCTAGATGATGAAACCCGCCACGTTCAAGGCGCGTTCCGAGCCCTTGTAACCCCGAAAACCCCGGTGCGTGCAGCGGAGGTTGGCCTGGGCTCCACCTTAACATTCTTCAACAGGCTGGACGGCTCAGCGGCCATCGACTTCGCGTATGCACGCAACCCCTTGCCGCTGCACGCCACCGCGGAAGCCAGCCAGCAATTCGGTACCCTCAACTGGGGCCGCAATTTCGTTGAACAGCAGTATGAGCTGATCAACGAGGCAACCCAAGGACTAGGCCAGGAAATCCCCGGCACACTCATTGACATTGATGGCGTCACCACCGCTATCGAACTCCTCGACGAAATGAAAGAAGCCTTCCAATGATCCTCCTGACCATTGTCTCCTACCTTGATGTTCTGGCCCACATGGCCATTCAATACATCCCGGCCCTGCATCCGACCGGCGCACCCTTGTCCTCCTTCCCTCTGCACGAAATGATCGCGGGTAAGCCGGACACCGTCGTGCCGCCGCTCAACCCATAACTCCTTTTCATCCAGTCGGGGCCCAACCGGCC